CAACATGGCAGTCTGTCTATCAATTAGATAGAAAATTTTTTGAAGCATATGATGTGGTGATTGGTGATGAGGCGCACCTTTTTAAAAGTAAGTCTCTCGTAGGTATTATGAACAAGTTACATCATGCAAAGTATAGATATGGGTTCACAGGCACTTTAGATGGCACACAGACCCATAAATGGGTCTTAGAGGGACTGTTTGGACCATCATACAAGGTCACTCAAACTAAAAAACTTATTGATGAGGGTCATCTTGCAACACTGGACATCCAATGTCTTGTTCTGAAGTATAAACCAAAGAAGTTTGATACCTATGAAGATGAGATTCAGTTCTTAATAGGACATGAGAAAAGAAACAATTTTATCACCAATCTTTCTGTTGATTTAAAAGGCAATACTTTGATTCTTTATAGTAGGGTAGAGGCACATGGTGCCATACTTTACGAAATGATAAATAAAAAGGTCAGGGAAGGAAGACAAGTATTCTTTGTCCATGGTGGTGTAGACGCTGAGGATAGAGAACAAGTAAGAGAGATTACTGAACAACAAAATGATGCCATCATTGTTGCCTCTTACGGAACATTCAGCACAGGAATCAATATTAAAAATCTACACAATGTAATCTTTGCCTCTCCATCCAAATCTCGTATTCGTAATTTACAGAGTATTGGTAGAGTCCTAAGAAAAGGCAAAAACAAAGTTAAAGCAAAACTATATGATATTGCTGATGATCTAACTTTGGGATCAAGAAAGAATTATACACTGAATCATTTTATTGAGAGAGTGAAA